TTCGCAAAGCTATTGTTGCTTTCGGAATGATATTTAATAACATTCGTGTAGAAAGAAGAACAACTGAAGGGGAAATCGCACAAGTTATGCGAGTGCCTCTTGCGTATTCAACAAAGCAAAAGTTTCTCTCTCGTATCGCTTTGATACCTGACGCAGAGTCTCGTGGCGAAGTGGCAATTGTTTTGCCTCGTATGGGCTTTGAGATACAACAACTAACATATGATCCTAGCCGAAAAGTTTCACCTATTCAAAGAAACAAAGCAGTAGGAGAGGGCGATGATACAACTACTGTAAGGTCTTCTTATGTAGCAACGCCTTACAACATGTCTCTTGCTCTTTATGTGTTTGCAAAAAATCAAGAAGACGGACTCAGAATTGTAGAACAGATACTACCTTTTTTCAATCCTGATTTTAATATTACTGTCAACGAGATGCCTACGCTTGGTATTAAGCGAGACATAAAAATTACACTCGATAACATAGACTATGATGATACATATGAAGGCGAGTTTGCTGACAGACAAAGTATTATCTGGACCTTTAACTTTACAATGAGATTAAACTTCTACGGTCCTGTTGACAATGTAGGAGTAATTAAAGAATCTATTGCTAAATTGTACGAGAAAGATGACTTCTTAAATGTAAGAGTTAAGAGTACAGCAACAATAGGAAATGATGGTGTTATAGATAAAACATTAACGCCAGCAGATGAATATGAATATATAACTTCAATCTTAGAAAGTTTTGGTGATGAAATTGAATAATCCATTTGAAGAGTTAGACGCTACGTTTAACACAAAAGACAAGACAAAGGCTCTTGAGAGCAATCTAAAACAAACACGAGAAGAGAATAATCTTCCTGTGCCTCCTGCAAACGCAGAACAAGACTTAGAAGATGACTTTCAAGAAGCAAGAGATATTTTGAAAAGAACTGCTGAATATAGCGAAGAAGCTATCAAAGGCATGCTTCACATTGCAAGAAACAGTGACCAGCCTAGAGCATATGAAGTAGCAGGTCAGCTTATCAAAGCGTTACAAGATAATGCGAATGCTATGATGGACGTACAAGACAAAGCAAAGAAAGTCAAAGGCGAAGAAGTCAAAGCTAAAAACAATGCAGTAACAAATAATAATTTGTTTGTTGGCAGTACAAAAGATTTGCTACGAGCATTAAAAGATGAGCAAGTAATAGAGCATGAGTGAAGAAACTTCCTATCACGGAAATCCTAACTTAAAATCTATTGGACATAAACACGATTTTACTCAAGAACAAATCAAAGAGTATCTAAAGTGTCAATCAGATCCAATTTATTTTATTGAGAACTATTGTCATATTGTGACACTAGATAATGGTCTACAACTATTTAAACTGTATGATTGTCAGAAGAAAAAAGTTGAAATCATAGTCAACGAACGAAAAGTTATTCTGATGGAAGGCAGACAGCAAGGTAAGACTGTTACTGCTGCTGCTTGTATTCTTCACTACACGATATTTAATGCTGATAAAACTGTTGCTATCATGGCAAACAAAACAGCATCAGCAAGAGAAGTACTTCTTCGTTATCAAACTATGTATGAAAACTTGCCTATATGGATGCAGCAAGGCGTAAAGACATGGAACAAAGGTGACGTTGAGTTAGAGAATAACTGTAGAGTATTTACAGCAGCGACAACGACATCTGGTATTCGTGGTAAGTCTGTAAACTGGCTATACATTGACGAAGCGGCAATTATTCCAAACAATGTTGCTGACGAATTCTTCGCATCTGTATATCCTACAATTTCTGCTGGTGAAACTACAAAGATTCTGCTCACTTCTACTCCTCTTGGTTATAATCACTTCTGGAAGTTCTGGAATGAAGCAGAGAAAGGCACGAATGGATTCGTTAGTCACTTTATTCCTTATACTGATATTCCAGGCAGAGATGAGGCATGGGCAGAACAGCAGTTAAAACTTCTTGGCGAACTCAAGTTCACACAGGAAGTACTGTGTGACTTCTTAGGGTCATCGAACACACTTATCAACGCTAGAACTATCGCAACACTCAGTTCTAAAGATCCTTTATATGAGAATCCTGAAGGAAACGGTGTTGATATATATGAAGACCCACAAGAAGATCATTATTATTGTATTACAGTAGACACTGCTAGAGGTATAGGCGGTGACTATTCAGCATTTGTTGTTTTTGATATTACAGAAATGCCTTACAAGGTAGTAGCTAAGTATCGAAATAACAAAATTGCCCCTATGCTATATCCAAATGTTATAGCAAAAGTTGGGCAAGATTATAATAACGCTTTTGTTCTTATCGAGAACAATGATATAGGCGGTCAAGTAGTAGAGATATTACACGAAGAAATAGAATACGATAATATCTTTAGTACAGTGACAGAAAAATCTAGACAGTATGTATCGCCAGGCTTTGGTAAGTCTACAAGACTAGGCGTTAATACATCTAAACAAGTAAAGAGACAAGGTTGTTTCAACTTCAAGTCTCTTATGGAAGAAAAGAAACTCTTAGTGTTTGATGCTGATATTATCAGTGAAATATCTACATTTGTTGAAAAGGGAAACACTTATCAAGCAGATGAAGGATACAATGACGACTGTGTTATGTGTATGGTTCTCTTTGGTTGGCTATCTACGATGCCATTTTTCAAAGAATTGGTAGATGTTAATACCAGAGAAGGACTTTACAAACAAGAAATGCAGAGTATTACACAGAATCTTACTCCTTTTGTAATGAGAAAGAGCAATGAAGAGCCTGAAGCATGGGTAGCAGGTGGAGATTACTGGTTAATGGATGATGAGTATAGCAAAAGATTGAAAGAGTCTAAGTTCAAATATTAAAAGTTATAAATAATCAGAGAAAACATAACAATATTGTTGTCTGATTTTTTAACGAGGAGAATAAATATGGCTTTTCAGCTATCACCTGGAGTCCAGGTAACAGAGAGAGACCTCACTTCAGTAGTTCCTGCAGTTGGTTCTTCAATTGGTGGAACTGCAGGAATATTTCAGTGGGGGCCGGCCGAAGAAGTTACTACTATCAGTTCTGAGAATGAACTGGCAAAACGATTTGGCAAACCATCCACTAACGGTACTGACTACAGAACTTGGCTCACCGCAGCTTCTTTCTTAGCGTACACTAACACATTGAAAGTAGTAAGAGCAATCAATGCAGCCTCGCTAAATGCAACTGCTGGCGTTGCTGGTGCTTCTGCTACTGGCGCACTTATCAAGAATGACATTGACCACGATCAGAACTTCAGCGCAGGCGGTCTAGGCAACGGCATGTGGGCTGCTAAGTGGCCAGGCGCTATTGGCAACTCACTAAAAGTTTCTTTTGCAGATGCATCTGATTTTGAAGATTTTAGTTTAACAGGAACTATTACTAGTACAACTAGTAGCACAACTGTTACTGGTGTAAGTACTGCCTTTGATACTGAGCTTTCTGTAGGTTCTATACTTCAAGACGGCACTGGTACTACTATAGGAACAGTAGCATCTATTGCTTCCGCTACTTCGCTTACATTAGTATCTAATGCTAGCGTTGCTGTAACTGCAGGAGCAGCTAAGGCCACTTGGCAATATGCAGCCCAGTTTGATTATGCTCCAAGTGCATCTTCTTACGTGTCATCAGCCGGTGGAAGTGTAGACGAACTTCACATCATTGTAATCGATGAAGAAGGTTTGTTCTCTGGAGTTCCTGGAACAATTCTAGAAAAGTTTGCTGGTGTATCTAAAGCATCTGATGCAAAAGATTCGGTTGGTCGTACAAACTTCTATAAGAATGTAATCAATCAAAGATCCGAGTACATCTGGTGGACAGATCATCCAAACGCTACAAACAACTGGGGTTCTTTAGCAGCAAATACAACATTTGATAGCAATCATACTAGTGCCGAAGCTACTGTTTCTCTAGCAGCTGGAGCAGATGGAACTATTTCTGACGCTGACAAGCAAACTGCATTTGCCTTATTTGCAAATGACGAACTAGTAGATGTTAATCTCATCTTTGTTGGCGATGCATCTGCTGTAGTTGGTGACTATGTAATTGACAACATTGCAGAAGTTCGCAAAGATTGTATGGTATTTGTTTCACCACAAGCTGATTCAGTAATAGACAACTCTGGTTCTGAAGCTACTGCGATTGTTGCTGAAATTGCTTCTTATACTAGAAGTTCTTTTGCAGTAATGGACTCAGGCTACAAGTACATGTATAATAGATACACAGATCAGTTCGTATTCGTTCCTTGTAACGGCGACACTGCTGGTGTTTGTGCTAATACTGATAGTGTTGCTGATCCTTGGTTCTCTCCTGCAGGTTTGAATCGTGGTGCAATCAAGAATGCAGTGAGACTTGCTTACTCACCTAACAAGTCAGATCGTGATACTCTTTACAAAGCAGGCATTAACCCAATCGTTGGTTTCCCTGGTTCAGGTATCGTATTGTACGGTGACAAAACTCTTCTTGAGAAGCCAAGCGCATTCGATAGAATTAATGTTCGCAGATTGTTTATTGTTCTTGAAAAAGCTATTGCAACCGCAGCTAAGTTCCAACTCTTTGAGTTCAACGATGCGTTTACACGAGCACAGTTTAAGAACCTAATTGAGCCATTCTTGCGTGATGTTCAAGGCCGCAGAGGTATTTACGACTTCCGTGTTGTTTGTGATGGTACAAACAATGACAGTCAAGTTGTTGATGCAAATCAATTTGTAGCCGATATCTTCATTCAGCCTGCGAAGTCAATCAACTTCATTCAACTCAACTTCATCGCTACTAGAACTGGTATTGCTTTTGAAGAAGTTGGTGCTTAGGCTTATAAATAAAAGTAAACAGGAGAATTAAATGAACATTACAGAGTTTAAAGCTCGCCTAGGTGCCGGAGGAGCAAGACCTAATCAGTTTAGAGTCTTGCTAGGCTTCCCAAGCTACGTAACAGGCGTTGATACTTCAAACAGTATTTTGGTGACCGGAGCAGCAGTTCCGGCATCAACTGTTAACCCAGCGATCATTCAGTACAGAGGTCGTGAAGTTAAGTTGGCAGGCGAAAGGATTTTTGATCCTTGGACAATCACTATTGTCAACGACAGTCAGCAGTCGCTCCGTCGTCCATTCGAACAATGGATGGAAGGTATGAATGCATCTGCTGAAAATACTGGCATCTTGAACCCTGCTGATTATCAAGCAGACATTACTGTTCAACACTTAGACAGAAACGATGACGTTTTGCGGGGCGGTACTTATGTACTACGCAATGCATTCCCAATCCAAATGTCTGAGATTGCACTACAGTACGCACAGAACGATATTATTGAAGAATTTACAGTGACATTCCAGTACCAAAACTACGACAACTTTTAGTCGTAGGATTGAATAAGGATTTAATTTAGAATGAATATATTTGGGTTTAACATCACTCGGGAGCAGCCGCCTAAGACTGAAAAGTCTTTCGTGGCTCCTTCTGATGAAGGTGGTGTAGAAAGCATACGAGCAGGTGGGTATTACGGTACCTACCTTGATCTCGAAGGCGTTGCTAATAATGAAGCAGAACTCATCAAGCGATACAGAGATATTTCTCTTATGGCTGATGTGGATACTGCTATTCAAGATATTATTGATGATGCTATTGCTAATTTAGATGACGAAGATCCTGTGACACTAGACACAGATAGATTGAAAGTCTCTGATGCAGTAAAAAAACAAATACAAGATGAGTTTGAAAACATTGTTGAGTTACTAGATTTTAAAAATAGGTCACAAGACTATTTTAGAAGATGGTACATTGACGGAAGACTATACTTCCATAAAGTTATCGACACTGAAAGTCCTAGAAAGGGTATCAGAGACATTCGATACATTGACCCACGTAAGATTACAAAGGTCAAAGAAGTACACAAAGAAAAGAATGAGCAAGGCGTACAGTTCATTAAGAGTGTAGAAGAATTTTTCATCTTTAATGAAAAAGGACTCTCACAGAAAGCAGCACAATACAAAGCACCTGCTAATGATAACGCACTAAAGATTACTAAAGATGCTATCACATTTGTTCCTTCTGGTCTAGTTGACCAAGACAAAAACATAGCACTTTCTTATTTGCACAAGGCTATACGCCCTGCAAATCAACTTAGAATGATGGAGAATGCCGTAGTCATTTATAGGATTACGAGAGCTCCTGAAAGAAGAATATTTTATGTTGATGTAGGTAATCTGCCCACCAACAAAGCAGAGCAGTACCTCAAAGATATCATGGATCGTTATCGTAACAAGTTAGTCTATGACGCTAACAGTGGCGAGATTCGTGATGACAAAAAGTTTATGTCTATGCTCGAAGATTTCTGGCTTCCAAGAAGAGAAGGCAGCAGTGGTACTTCCATTGATACTTTGCCAGCAGGACAAAATTTGGGACAAATCGAAGACGTAGAATACTTCCAAAAGAAGTTGTATCAGTCTTTGAATGTTCCTGTTTCTAGATTACAGCAGCAAGCAGGTCTAAACTTTGGCCGATCTGCTGAAATCAATAGAGACGAATTAAAGTTTACTAAATTTGTAGCTAGACTCAGAAGAAAGTTTGGTGTAATGTTTGATGACTTGCTGAAGACTCAGTTACTTCTGAAAAACATTATCACCGAAGAAGATTGGACAGATATTAAAGACGATCTTCTATACAAGTTTGCACAAGATGCTTACTATACTGAGTCTAAGAATCAAGAAATACTTAGAAGTAGAGTAGAAGTTCTAAACGGAATGGCAAGTTACATCGGTACATTGTTCAGTAAGTCTTATGTTCAGCGAGAAGTGTTAATGCTTACTGACGAAGAAATTGAACAAATTGAAAACGATTTGAAACTTGAGCAACCGTTTATAACACAAGATCAAAATTTCCAGATGATGACTCAGCAGCAACAACCTGAGCAAGAAAGTGAAGTCCCACAAGATACAGGAGAACAATAATGGATCGTGAAGCAGCAATAAGAGACATGATGCAAAGTATGTCACAAGGCAAAGCAAGTGAAGTTCAAGATAAGTTTAATAGTCTTATGATGGATCGAGCTAATGCTGCGGTCTCTGACTACAAACAAGAACTTGCAAAAAGCGTATTCAAAAATCCAGATTTACAAGCGATGGGGTTAGCAGACGGCGAAGAACATGTCATGGAAGTTGATCCTGCCGCCGAACCCGAAACTGTCGGAGACGAAAATGAAGACATTTAAAGAGTTTAGAAATTTAGACGAAGCAAAAAAATGCAGCGAGTGTGGATGCGATCCTAAGAGTCCTAAAGAAGGATGTGACTGCAATCACAAGAACATGAGTGAAGCTCCTGAAAATGAAGTTTCTGAAGAAGTTGAAGAGATCGAAGAGATTTCTAAGAAAACTTTAGGTTCTTACATTAAGAAAGCGACTACTAGTTACGGCGCTCGTGAAAAAATGAGCAAAGAGTATGAAAGAGATGCCAAAGAAACTTCTTCTGGTACTGAAAAAAATGTAAACACTCGTTTGGCAGGCGCATTTCAAAAAGGTGCTGCAAAAAGAAAAGCTGGCATTATGAAAGCCACAGACAAGTTAGTAAACAAATAAGTTTAATCGGAGATAAGAGATGGCAGCGGACACTACTGTTCTAAAATTAACACAAGTCCAAGGTGTCGTAAAAGTTCACGGAGCAAACAGTGATTCTGCTACTATTGCCTTGGCTACAACACTAAAGAAATCTACTGAGACTGTAAGCAGCCCAGAAGTCAATATTAGACGCTTGTATTGGACTACTGATAAAAACGCTGACATCACCATCATTAGAAATGGTGAGCACATTTATCACTTGTTCGGCAACGGTGATCTGGACTTTCACGGGTTTACTGACAATCAAGAAAATGGATCAGACCTCGTAGTTGAATTCAACAACGGTGACGGCATTGTAATCATTGATTGTGCTAAAGTATCTGGGTATGGACCTCAAGACCATCAAGGCGCTGACGGAGACTTAGGATAATGAAACTAATAAAAGAAGTTACAGAAGAGATTAAATATATCTCTGAACTTAACGAAGAGACTGGTAAGAAGTCACACTTTATTGAAGGTGTTTTCTTGCAGTCAAACCTCAAGAACCGTAATGGTAGAATGTATCCCAAAGAAGTGATGCAGAAAGAGGTTGCTCGTTATACAAAAGAATCTATCGAGAAGAAGAGAGCATACGGTGAACTAGGCCATCCAGAAGGTCCTACAGTTAATCTTGACCGTGTTTCTCATATGATTGTTGGCCTTAAAGAAGACGGCGACAATTTTATCGGTAGAGCAAAGATTCTAGATACACCTATGGGTCGTATTGTAAAAGAACTTATTGACGAGGGTGCCAGCTTAGGTGTTAGCTCTCGTGGATTGGGTTCACTCAAAGAAAGAAACGGTGTCAACGAAGTCCAAGAAGACTTCATGTTAGCTACTGCTGCTGACATTGTTGCCGATCCTTCAGCTCCAGATGCTTATGTACAAGGCATCATGGAGAATAAAGAGTGGACATTTGTGAACGGCATCTGGCAAGAAAAAGAATTAGAAGAGTCCAAAGAATTGATTAGAGCAGCAAGCACTAAAGAGCTTGAGGCTGTAAAGTTACAAGTCTTTGAAAACTTCTTAACTAAGTTGTCTAAGATTTAATTTTTATAAATATATATCAGAACACAGTAATACAACCTAATAGGAGAATAAACATGGGTGTAGAATCCAAAATCCGAGAGCTTATGGAGGGCGCAGCAAATCGTCCTAAAGATAAGCAGCAAGGTGATGCTTCTAATCCTACTCAAGGTAGCTCAAACGCCAATCCTGAAATGCAAGACCTTAGCGGTACTGGCAATGCAGAAGGCGGCTTGACTTCACCTGTAGGTAAGGCAGCAGCAGGCAAAGAATCTAAAGACACTACACTACCTAAGGGTAACGGTGCTAAAGAAGCCCCTGCAAACTTCCAAAACGACAAGCCAAGCGAGACTGATGTAATGAAAAAATCATCTGCTGGCAATGTTGCTAAAGAAGAAGTTGAAGAGACTGACGAAGAAGTAATTGCAGAAGACGAAGTAGTAACTGATGAAGTTATTGCTGAGGACGAAGTAGTTGCAGAAGACGCAGAAGAGATTGCTGAAGAAGAAGTTTCTGTTGAAGAAACTACTCTCTTTGAAGCAGACCTCAACGCTCTCTTCGCAGACGAAGATCATCTCACAGAAGAATTCAAAGTAAAAGCGGCTGAAATGTTTGAAGCTGTTGTTACTTCACGAGTTAGTGCTGAAATTGCACAAATTGAAGAAGAGCTTACTGAGGCAGCAAATGTTGAATTTGAAGCTCAGTTAGAGCAAATGACCGAAAACATTGATAAGTATCTCTCATATGTTACTGAAACTTGGATGGCTGAGAACCAAATCGCTATCGAAAGTGGTATTCGTACAGAAGTAACTGAGTCATTTATCAAAGGTTTACAGCAAGTATTCTCAGAGCATTATATTGAAGTACCAGAAGAAAAGTATGATGTGATGACTGAAATGCAAAATCAAATTGATGAGCTTTCTGCAAAGCTAGACGAGCAAGTTGAGTCTAACATTGCAATCAAAGAAGAAGCTATCGCTTTGAAGAAGCAGGCAGTATTTGCTAAGATTTCAGAAGGCCTTGCGTCAACTGAAGCAGAAAAATTTGCGGCATTGGTAGAAGACATTACCTATACTGGTATGGATTCATATGAGCAAAAACTTCAAGTCGTTAAAGAGAACTACTTCCCATCTGAGAAGTCGTTGACTGAAGACAAACTTGAGGACACATTTGAAGCTACAAACGAAGTAACTAACACAGTTATGTCTAAGTATGCTCAAGCAATTTCAAAAACAACTAAGTTCTAAAATTAATTTTTTATAAATAGTACTGTTATTATAAAAACAAAACTGAAACAACAAGGAGACTTAAATGTATCTTTCAGAGCAAATTGAGAGCAAGTGGGCACCAGTCCTCGAGCATGCTGACCTGCAGCCAATCGCAGATCCGTATAAGAAGGCTGTAACTGCTGTAGTTCTCGAAAACCAAGAACGTGCCCTTCAAGAAGAGAAGGGTATCATGGAAGCAACTCACGCTAACCAAACTGGTGGCGGTGTTGATAACTACGATCCAATCCTCATCAGCCTAGTTAGACGAGCATTGCCTAACTTGATGGCTTATGACGTTGCTGGTGTTCAGCCAATGACTGGTCCTACTGGTTTGATCTTCGCTATGAAGTCACACTACTCTAGCCAGACTGGTGCTGAAGCACTCTTCAACGAAGCAGACACAGATTTCTCTGGTACAGGCACACACGATGGTAAAAACCCAGTTGACGGTACTTATACTACTGGTACTGGTGTTGCTACCTCAGTCGCTGAAAACATTGGCGCTGATGATGGTGCTACTTTAAACGAAATGGCTTTCTCAATCGAGAAGACTACTGTTACAGCTAAGTCTCGTGCATTGAAAGCTGAGTACACTGTAGAACTCGCACAAGACCTCAAAGCAATTCATGGTCTTGACGCTGAGTCAGAACTTTCTAACATTCTTTCACAAGAAATTCTTGCTGAAATCAACCGTGAAGTTATCCGTACTATCTACAAAGTAGCTAAAGACGGCGCAGCTTCTACTGCAACTGCTGGTACTTTCGACCTTGACGTTGACTCAAACGGTCGTTGGTCAGTTGAGCGTTTCAAGGGTCTTCTCTTCAACATCGAGAGAGACGCTAACGTGATTGCACAAGATACTCGTAGAGGCAAAGGTAACTTCATCATCTGTTCAGCAGACGTTGCAAGTGCTCTAGCAATGAGTGGTGTTCTTGATTACACACCTGCTCTTTCTACTAACCTCAATGTTGACGATACTGGTAACACTTTCGCTGGTGTTCTCAACGGTCGTTACAGAGTATACATCGATCCATACAGTGCCAACACTGGTGCTGCTTCACAGTTCTACGTAGCTGGCTACAAAGGTTCTAGCGCTTATGACGCTGGTCTCTTCTACTGCCCATACGTTCCATTACAAATGGTTCGTGCGATTGACCCTAACACCTTCCAGCCTAAGATCGGCTTCAAGACTCGTTACGGCATGATCGCTAACCCATACGTAACTAGAACTGATGGTACTACTGACGGTGATACATTCACTTCTGGTCGTAACCAGTACTACAGAAAAGTTAAGGTTACTAACCTTATGTAAGAATAAAAAGAATTGCTTAAAGCAATCATTTTTGAAGGGGTC